TTACAGGCACAACAATTATCCCCGGTGGCTACCAAGGCATCGCAGGTAAAGACGAAGCCTTCTGGACAACATTAAAAGGATAACATGCTAGTAAGTCAACAATACGCATCAGGTGATGTAGTGAGTTTCAAAATGGTCAACGGCGATGAGGTCGTTGCCAAGGTACTGGAGTCAACAGACGACGGATGGAAGGTCGCAAGTCCTTGCACAGTCATGCCAAGCCAACAAGGCCTTGGTCTGATGCAGAGTTTATTCAGCGCCAAAGAAGACTGCAAAGTTTTCATTAGCAAGCAACACGTTATGTTTCACGCTGAGTCGTTGGAACAAATGCGTGTGCATTATGTCAAGACCACAACAGGTGTTGACGTAATTGCCAAACCCGGAATCATTCTCTAATGCCAGCAGCAGCACGCCTAAATGATGCAGACACTAGCGACGGTCAAATCACAGGCGACGTTAGTACTGATGTTATTATCAACGGGCAAGGTGCTGCATTAGAGGGTAGCTTAGACAGCAGCCACGCTCCATATGGCGGCGCCCATCCTCCGCACCAAGCAGCAACAGTTACCACCGCTAGCAGCACAGTAATTGCCAATGGTAAAGGCATTGCCTTTGTTGGCAGTGATCTCAGTTGCGGTCATGCCATTGCAGCAGGTAGTCCCGACGTAGAAATCGGGTCATAAGTATTATAATAGGATACTTTTATGAGTGGAATTAGTCCAACAATGATGATCGCCGCTACTGGTTTTACTAATAACCAGGGTTTAGGCGTGAGCAGTGCGATGTTGACAGCACTGACCAATTTTGACAACAGCCCAGTGGTTACATTGTATACCAACGTCATCTCTGCATTAAACGGAGCAAACGTTGCATTGCCAACTATGCCAAGTTACTTCACAGGTTTGTCTGGTGGTGAAACCGGTACAAGCATTACCAACAGTATTAGAACTGCGGCAACAGCAATCGCCCCAAACACGCAAAAGTTTATCAGCAACTTCAATAGTGCTAGCACCTTTGCACAAACTAGCTTTACTTGGTCTGGCGCATTAACTGGCGCAGCATCTGCTAGCTTTGACAGTTTTGGTCTTGGCATTTCTAATTTTAGTCAGATGGTGTCTGGCGGTGTTGGTACCATTATGGCAGGCGCCAATGGCGCAGCAGCAGACTTCACAGCACTGTCAAGTACCATAACTAAATTTGGCTCAGCATTCGATTCTAGTAATCCACAAAAGATGTTTGATCCAGCTGGCTTTGTGAAGAACCTGCAAAAGCAAGGCCTTGGTGATGTGGGCGGACTAGGGGACAAACTGTCTGAAGCTGGCCTTGATCCAACCAATTTGGATTCGGCAAATCCCGAAGTTATTAAACAGGTGTTGGAAACGATCACAGGATTAGACGTAGCAAAGATCATTAGTCAAACAAAAATGATCGTGCCAGCTAACACTATGATATCTTCAGCAGCTGATCTACTTAATGCTAAAAAGATTGTGAGCGCCAGTGAGCTTGCGGCACTGCCGGGTGGTAGCTTAGATGGTCTCGGCAATGCCCTAACTAACATGGGTGGCAAATTTAAAACAGCCGCAGCGATGGCAGCAAGTTTAGCAGCAACTAAAATCCCGTCACTTAAACATTTAGATGCACTAAGTTCGCCAATGCCTGCTAGCATCTCATCTGCGCTATCCAGCAAATTAGGCTCAGGTGGTGGACCATTTGGCAATCCCACTATCAATGATATCATTGGCACTGCGGCCGGCTACAAACATACCGAAGGCTTTACTACCTTAGTGAGCGCACATACTGCAATCCTTGCAACCGCAGAAGGACAATCGCTACAGTCCGCAGCAAACGCACTGATCGCAGATCCATCAAACCCGTCTACGTTAAGTGCCTTTGTTTCCGCACAATCAGCAGTTACCGGAGCAACTAGTCCTGTATTAGCTAAGTTGATCAGTGACAGCAGCACTTCTATCACTGCAAGTCAAACTCAGTTGACTAATGAAGCTACTAATCAATCCAAAGCAGGTTTTGTACCAAGTGCAGCCACTGTTCCAGCGGCGCCAGCACTGCTAGGATTTGCAAACAAGTTGCATGACATGGGTCTTGATAAACAACAAGTAGGATACAACTTCCTATTCAGCAGCATGGCCACTGACGACCAGTACGGCGATGCAATCAAAGCAGCACTAGCAGAAGGGCAAAACATTGCCAAATCAGCAGCCGCTGGCATCGCTAACACAACCAAAATTGATCCAATGGCAGTGTTAGCTAAGATCCAAAACGGGTGAGTTAACTTACCATATTACTCGCTTTTCGGCAAACTAATTGCTATAATAGTACCAGTTAATGGGTTATAGCAGTTGTTTACTTTGATCCTATAGGGTTATATAAACAACAGACAGAAACAAAGGAGAAAGTATGACACTTAAAACGTCAAACAGCAAACCAGATTCTTGGATTGCTCTTTCTAGAAATGTTGTCCAATTTCTAGCACTAGTTGCAGTTGTATTCCTGGTATGGAATGTAACCACAGCAAAATTTAACACCTTGAGGGAAGGTAGCGAGGCGTATAGACAGGGCTTTATTAGCACCGCAGATCGCACTCAGCAACTTGAATGCCTAACTCGCAATATCTATCACGAAGCAGCAACTGAGCCATTTGAGGGCAAGGTTGCAGTAGCACAAGTAACTATGAATCGCGTAGACAACGGCCGATTCGGTCACGGCGTTTGTGGTGTGGTGTATCAGAAAAACATAATCTACGAAAAAGTCATTTGCCAATTCAGTTGGGCATGTATTCCCAACGCTGGCAAGAAGGTAGTCTATCCTGCACTCTATAAAGAGAGCGAAGAGGTGGCAAAGAAAGTTCTATTGGAGAATTTCCGTTTGCCGGGCATGAAAGACGCCATGTATTATCACGCAGACTATGTCAACCCTAAGTGGGGCAAGCCAAAAATTACACAAATTGGCCACCACATTTTCTACAAGGACTAAAATGAAAAAATTCGATATCAATGCAGTTAAGGCATCTGTTGTGAGTTACTTCGAAAATCACTTTCATAAAATTTCAGCAGACAGCTTAGAGTGGTTGGCAATTATCATTATTCACTGTGCAACCATTCCCACTTTGCTGGCAATGGTAACTGCACTTAGTGACCGCGCACCAAGCCTTGATGTGGTATTGTTTGCATGGGGCGGTCTAGTGTTGCTGTTCTTCCGTGCCATTTTACTGAAGAACAGTTTAAACATCATCACAAACGGCATGGGCTTTATTACCCAAGCAGTAATTATGGCATTCATTCTTTTTAAATAATATGAGCAACACCGAAGACGACGACATTGATGTAGTTGACGCAGACATAGCAGATGATGATTATGTGTTCATTATTGGACCAGACGGAAATCTAAAGCAGATACTTTTGCCAGATGAAATTCCGTTTGAGTTGCCGGAAAATGTCAACAAAGTGTTAGCAGTATTCAATGTCAATGACGTTGAGAGTTTAGCAGTTAGTCCAACAATCCATTGACCCATAACGGGATTGGTGTTACAATAGTTCAAAGGAAGCAAAATGAACGCTCGAGATTACACACAAAAACAACGTGATCAAATTCATTATCTGCAAAATGCAGTTTGGGACTTGGAAAAAGCCCGGGAAAATTTGGTCAAGGCAAATGGTAGTACTTCGGTATTACAAGCAGTTGATGTTGCTTTAGAAAAAGCCAACTCTGAGCTTAATGACGCTTCTACGCTGATGTAAAAGTAGTACTCAAGTACTAGAAATTTCGGTTGACCCGAAATGGTTTTCTTGCTATAATACATACATGCAGAAAACAACAGTTACCCGTAAACGCAGACAAGATACCAAACATGCTGTCTATATGTTAGTGAACACTAACACAAATGAAAGCTACATTGGTATTACTGTTTGCGGTAACCAAGTTCGCAAAGCCCTTAAAGTTCGTTTCCAAAAGCATGTGCGCCGCGCACTTACTGAAAACAAAGACTGGGCATTGTGCGAAAGCATTCGTGAACACGGTGCAGAAGCGTTTGCAGTGTTGTTGGTTGATGTTGTGCGTGGTCGCAAGCCGGCTCACAGCGTTGAGCGTGAATTGATTAACGGTAACAAGCCTGCATTGAATACTCACTAAGGAGTTAGCATGAAAACTTACACAGTTAAGGGTTACTGGAAAGGCGAGCTCCACGTTGAGGAGTGTTCAATTGAAGAATCTGAAGTGCAAGAAGTAGTTGACGAGCTTGAGTCAGAAGGTTATGCAACAGAAGTAGAGGAGTCTTAAATGATGGTTATGGTAGCAAAAATGAAGGACAAGATTGTTCAAATTGTGCGCTATGCTGACCGCGTAGGCTTCAGTGACGAACGGGGTTGGTTCTGTATCTGCTTTGACTTTGACAAGCAAAACAGACGCCGTGAGCAAGTCAAATGGATTCCTGCAGATACTCGCTTTGAGTGGGTGCGTGAGTACATTGGAGAATAACATGGTTCATGCAACTTGCACCAATTGTGGATACAAATCAAGCGTTAGCCTCGGGTTTTGGAGTCTAAAGAACTACCATAACATCAGCGGCTACTTCTGTGGTTCATGCTATGACAAAGTGTCGCATGACAGTTATGGTAACCCCGAGCAGCCCGGCGAGTACATTGCTATCCTGCTTAAACAAACTGCACAGTTGACACCTAACTAATAATCAAGTAAAATACAAATATGACAAAAACATGGATAACAAGCGATTTGCACTTTGGGCACAGAAACATCACAAAGTTCTGTCCAGTGACTCGCGCACGATTTGGCAATGACGTTGCCTACATGACTGAGGCAATGATCAAAGAATGGAACGAGTTGATCGGTCCAGAAGACACAACCTACATCTTGGGTGACGTGGCATTTATGGGTGGATATGACGCAAGCAAGATCATGAACCGGTTGAACGGCAAAAAGATCTTGGTTGAAGGCAACCATGACCGTAAAACATTGATGGACAAGCACTTCTTTGAAGCATTTGAAGAAGTTCACAAGTACTTGACTATCCAATACAACGGCACAATGGTTGTGATGTTTCACTACCCTATTGCAGAATGGGATCAAATGCACCGTGGCTCAGTTCACTTGCATGGTCACTTGCATGGCGGTGTCAGCGGTATGGAAAAGTATCGCTGCCGAGACATGGGCATGGACGCCACTGGCAAGATTGCTATTAGCATGGAGGAAGCCATTGCATCCGCTATGAAGGGCGAAGTAAAGGCACATCACTAATGGATGAACAAGACTTAGTCTATCGTTTGCGAAAACGTGCAGAGATCCGGAGACAAATTCCAGGACGTAAAAGCGTAGAAGAAGGAACTCCGGATCGCATTGCTGACATTCTTGAAGAAGCAGCAAATGAGATTGAACGTTTACGCATTGTAAACAGCAATTACGACGAATAATTTCGGTTGACCCAAAATGGATAGCCTGCTATAATACACACATGAACAAGTTGTATATGTTAATCGGAGTTCCTGCTAGCGGCAAGAGCACTTGGGTTAAGTCGCAAGACTGGACCCAGGATATTCCTGTGGTGTCTAGTGATCGCTTCATTGACGAGTATGCTGAAAAATCAGGCAAGACTTACAACGAAGTGTTCAAAGAGTATGCGCCCATTGCCATGCGTTTGATGGACAACCAAGTGTTGATCTGTCAGGCAAACAGCACAGACGTGATTTGGGACCAAACCAACACCTCAGCAAAAAGTCGTGCAAAGAAGTTGGCCATGTTGCCCAAGTACGAAAAGATTGCAGTGGTGTTTAAGACTCCTGAACCCGAAGAACATGCTCGTCGTTTAGCAAGTCGCCCAGGTAAAAACATCCCCGAGCACGTTATGCGCAGCATGATTGATAATTTGGAAATGCCATCTGAAGAAGAAGGCTTTAAGGAAATCTGGTATGTTTAAGGACAAGCTAAAAGAGTACGTAAACTCGTCGGGCCTAGTTAACATGAAAGAGTGTGGCCCAGACATTTATGTGCTCAAGTACAAGAAGAAAGTGTTCTACGACAACCTGTGGAACGAGTACATTGCTGAATGCCGTGGAAGCATTGTGGACAAGGATTTCAATCTTGTTACTTACCCTTTCACAAAAATCTACAACTACGGTATCGAAAAGGAAGCCCCTGTGCTGTCTGGTGATACCAAAGTTACTGCATTCCGTAAGATTAACGGCTTCATGGTTGCATGTACTTGGTACAATGGTGACGTGTTGGTGTCAACTACTGGTTCAACTGCCAACGACTATGTTGAGTACGCTAAGGAAATGATGCAGAAGCACATGCCTTGGACAGACTGGCAAATGGCAATGGGCACAGACGACTCACGTGGTATGACTTACATGTTTGAATGTGTGCATCCAATTGACCCACATATCATTCCTGAAAAGGCTGGTATGTACATTTTGGGTTACCGTGAGAACGAATGGGGTTCTAAAGTAGGTCACGATCCTTTCATGCTTAAAGAACTGGCTGAAATGTTCAAGTGCCATTGTCCAGAAAGTGTAACAACTAACATGGAACGCCTTGTGCAAATGTCAAAGGAATGCAAGCACGAAGGTTTTGTATTCTACACCGATGAAGGCGTAAGTGCCAAAATCAAGTCGCCATACTACTTGACTAGCAAGTGGGTTTCTCGGAACCCACGCACAGACAAGTTAGTTAACATGCAAGCTGACATTAAGAAGCAGTTAGACGAAGAGTACTACCCACTAGTAGACGCTATCCGTGCCAACATTGAGGCTTATACAGCAATGGATGAGCAAGCTCGTCTAGCATGGGTACGCAACTATTTGGAGGTGGCCTAAGGATGAGTGGATGGGGTATTCCTCGTTTGAGGATGTGCCCAGAAAGATTCAAGTAGGGCCCTGGCAGGAATGGTTTGCATGGCGTCCAGTTAAAGTACACGGCGAACGGGTATGGTTTAAAACTATACTCCGCCGATGTATTAACACCTACGTAGACCACAACGACTGGGAACGTTACGAATACGGCAACATCTTTGACGCACTAAAAGAGTAGTACTAAGTACTACTTTTTTTTGGTTGACACACAATGGTTTCTCGGCTATAATACATACATGAAGAAATTAATCGCTTACTTAAATTCAAAAGAATTTCAAGACTGTATTCGTCCATCGGACAACTACAAATATGGACAAGGCGAAGATATTGCTGACACCATTGGCTTGTTTGTTGTAATGGGCTTGGTCATGTTGGTAATTTTTATCTAAGGAACAACAGTGTCTAAAACAATTAAAATGACCCGCGATGGTGGCCGTTTTTGGCGGGCGCAGTCACTGAGCATCTTGCTCACTTGGCCCATGCTGCCCGTAGTTGTAGCAGTTATGATCATTGGGTTTTTGAACCCCTTGTGGTTCCGCGAATGGTTCCTAGACAAGCTGATCAGCTACACAGAACGATACAGCCGCTGGCGTAACTATAAAGTATACAGTGTGTATTTGGGCATGGATCCCAAAGTTTGGCACACACTCAAAGGTGACGTTTGATTTGCCCGAAAATGGATAACCTGCTATAATAAACACATAGCAGCAAAAAGGAGTCAGTCATGCCAAAAGATTACTACCCAAAGTTTTACGAAGTCTACGTTGAGCGATTTTTTGCTCCTCTTGCAGGCGGTCGTGGTTACAGTTCCGAGCGTGTGATCAAAGCAGGCTTGACTGAAGATGAAGCCAAGGGCATGGTTGCACAACTCCGTCCAACTTGCACAGGTGACAAGTATGTTGGTTCTCGTGTAATGAAAGACTAAGGGCAGTATGATTACCGATCGTGAACAAATACATGACCTGGCTAAACTCACAGGTTGTCAAGTCGTTAAGAATGTTTGTGGTAACCCCATGTTTACTATGACCACTTATGAACTGCAACAGTACACTGAGATGGTTGTGCGCAAATGTATCAACATTGTAGCCAATGGCGGCGAGTTTGCAAGTCGTCCCAAGTTGGTTGAAAAATTGCAAGAACATTTTGGACTAGAAGAATGAACAAACTGATTAAACAACTTGCTGACCAGTGTATGGTTGAAGTTAAAAATGTTCCTTGCAAAGGCATTGACGGCTGGACTACTCTCGAAACCGTACGACAGATTGACCCAGAAAAGTTCGCTGAATTGCTGGTGAAAGAAGTAACCAATATTGTGTTACACTATACCGATGTTGACGAAGGTGTAACGGTGGCAAAGAAACATTTCGGAGTTGAAGAATGACAGTCTTGTTTCTTTTAATTGGCGTTCCGCTTATCATTTATTGGATCTGCAATGCAGTATCTAATTTTACAGAGTTGCTCATTGAGCGAGGATGGATAGAAGAAAACGAAGAAAGCAAAGCGAAGAAACAAATTGCAGAAGCAAGTAAGATGAGGTATTAATATGAACATCCAAATCGTAGCAGAAAATCTGCGTAACACAATCGCCGGCAAGCAGGCAATGCTCGATGGTCTTATTGCCAGCAACAAGCCTGGCTATGAAATTATTAAGACTTGGCTTGAAGATAACATTGGCGAACTCAAGCGTATTTTAACCGACGTAGAGTTGTGTATGAATCATGCAGATGCAAACAGTTGGGTCGGTGAAGTAGACCGTCAAGGTGGTAGCTTTACTGTCGAGGAACTTGATCCTAATAGGGGTTGGCAATGAAAGAGTTTGGCATTTGGTATCATGTTAAGTATTGGGTTGGATCATTCTTGCTGATACCAATTGCTATCGTGTTAAACTTGCTTAGATGGGTCTTCGGAAAATGAAAACTTACGAGGAAATGATCCAGTTTACAGTGGATCAAATGAGTGACCGGTTGCGCTACAATGCGTGGTGTGCATACATTCTTCTAGCAGAAGCCTATGGCAAAACGCAAGAAGAAGTAGCCAAGGATATCAATGCAGAAGTGTCATGGAGTGAGCATATTCGCCGCACACAGAAAAAGACCGAGCAACGTGCAAGCAATGAAGCACGTCGTCTAGCAAATCTAGCAAAGAAAGCAGCAAATGAAACAGGTAGTGTATAAAGGCAGCATCCTAGCCAAAGGCTCACAAGCCCTGGAGCTATGGGAAGATTGGCAAAAAGCCAAAGCAGATCGTAACAAGTTTCAAAAGAAACTAGATGATCACATGAAACAGTTAGATGCAAATGCACGAGATTTGGTGACAAGATATGAGAGTGTTCAAAAGTGATGGTAGGTACAAACACCACAATTTAGGATTGGTGTACATCTGCGAGTTCATGTGGAACAGCGAACGGGAGTTATTTAAAAAGTTGATCACGGCATTTGCAGAAATGTACGGGCCGCCAACTGATCGAATAGCCACTCCAAATGGATTTAACATCCGCAAGTTCAATGAGCACTACCGGTTTGAAGTAAATGTACCGGCCAAACGTAGACGCATTTACCTGCGGGAAGAACATTACATCACCATGGTGATGTTGACATTGGGGCATTAGCATGAGATTGATAAAATTAAACAAAACGCATAAGGCGTACAAGGAACACCATCACCAATGGGCGTTTCGTTTCGACAGCTACGATAGCAAACAATGCCCAAAGATTGAACGCATCATGCACGACACTCTCGGCAGTCAATATTCCTATTCCGGCCATAGTCCAGTTTGGAAATCCAACTTTGGTTCCCCTGTGCGGGGCTACAACGGCTACCGCCCTTATTGGATCAGCTTTATTAACGAAGCAGATGCCACTTTGGTGTTATTGCAATTAAACAACTAAAGTAGTACTTTTTAGTACTAGAATTTCGGTTGACCCGAAATGGATTTCTTGCTATAATAACTACATAGCAAAGCAAAACAGGAGTAGAAGATGGCATACGTTAGTCAAGAACTTAAAGCAAAATTGGCTCCACAACTTCGTGCAATTTGCAAAGAGTACAAAGTTAAGGCCAGCATTGCAGTACGCCATCACTCTACCCTTGTGCTTAACATTAGCCAAGGTGAGATCGACTTCATTGGCAACGCAAACAAAGTTAGCGAAGCCAAAGCGCACGGCAGAGACTGGCGTGCGGCCAAAGACAGCTTGGATGTGAATCCTTACTGGTTCCAGGAACACTTTGACGGTGTTGCACTGGTGTTCTTGCGCAAAATCTTTGCAGTCATGAATGACGGCAACTGGGACAAAAGCGATGTCCAAACTGACTACTTCAACGTTGGTTGGTACGTGGATGTAAACGTAGGTCGTTGGAACAAGCCCTACGCATTGGTTAAGTAACATGAGCGAAACAAATACTTTCATCCTCAGTTGGGACTGCGAAGGCCTTGAAGCCTGTGTGGACATCACCGATGATCTCGTGCGCTGCGATGACTTTGAGCGTGAAAGTATTTTTGAGCGCATTAAGAATCCCAATGTAGAGCCACACAACGAAGCATTGAATAAAATCACTAAAATGATTCACATGATGCAGTTGAGGGCTCGCTTCAATCCACAGCGCAATTACGAAATCTACAAGATCAATACCACTACCAGCATTGATAAAGACAGCATGATTCGCATGTTTGAGGAAGACCCTCAAGCAGCAGCAGACTTAATCAGGGATCGTGGAGACCAACTCTACAGCGATCGCCGCCATTCACCAAGGAAAATATCATGAACGACAAGCAGATGAAAATCAACGGTTACACATTCAGCATTGAATTGACCAAGCGTGATCTCGAAAACTTCCGCAAGCAATTTGGTGAGTTCCAGGGGCAAGCGCAGGACAACTTCATGGAAATGATGGGCTACGCAGACGCCAAAGAAGTCATTGCAAATATCAAGGCTAAACTGTGAGCACATTTGACAGTTGGCTAGAGGAAGAAGACGTGCAGCGCCTTTGGGATGTGTGCCACGGCGTGCTGCCCACTACAGCAGCCACACTAGACGAAATCAAGGAGTTTGAACGCCTAGTGCTACATGCTGCAATGGTTAAAGTAGCCGGCGAAGATTACGAATCCGCAGCAGTACATTAACCAATCTCTACGTATATTATGGACCCGCCTTTGTGCGGGTTTCCTTTTGGCCGCATAAATAACTAAAAGACATAACTATGAGCTACTCTTACCAACAATCCTTTAACGCCACACTTAACGCTCTTCCTAAAGATCAGCGCAGGGACTACAAACTTGCAAACATTGCGGCCGTTGATAGACAGCAAGTGGGCACACCAAGTTACCGAGAGTACAACCAATATACTAGCCCGGGAACTGTTGCACCAGCAGAGGGTCGCCCGTGGACCAAACTATAAGGACAGATTTATGAAAATGGCAGAAATACTCCGCAATTTGGCGGACATGATTGAACGTAACGAAACGGGCGGTGAAGCGCCGGCTGAAGTACCAAAACAAATCCAATCTCCCGAATTTCACAAAGTTGCAGTAGCAAACGTTGAGCAAGGGGAGCCGTATTCGACTATGACCAGTCCCTTGCAGCAAAAGTTAGAACTACTTAAAAAAGCAGCAGGTGTGGAAAGCGCATACGACGAAGAGTGCGGCGATACAGATCCATTGGATCAAATGAAGAAAATGGCCGGTCTCCAGACAGCGATGGTAGCATCCGAAGATAACGACATCGAAGGATAAGCTCAATGCCTATTAGAAAATTCCGTGCATCACGAGTAAATTCTGTGACTTCCAGCGAGTTCGTTGGGCAGCACGGAGATGTTTTCTATGACGAAGATACTGGTCAATTTCGCGTAAGTGATGGCACTACACCGGGTGGTCACATTGTGCAGACCACGCTAAATCTTCTTAATGGTACCGCTGACGTATTTGTTAATAACATTGTGGTCAACGGAACAAGTACCACAATCAACAACATTGTTTCAAACAATGAAACAACGGTAACCGGTGTATTGAGCGTAACAGGTAATGCATCATTTACTGGCAACACAGAATTTGTTGGAACCACAACTTTCACTGGTCCTATTATCAGCGTCGGTACACGCACAAGTCTTGGTAACAGTATATTCAATGGTAATGTAACCACCAATGGTAACTTAATTGTTGTGGGGCCAAGTTACTTCTACGGTAACATCACCGAAGTTGGTAATCTTGTTATTACCGGACAAGCCATCAACAATGGTCCTAGTATCTTTAATGGTGCTATGGTCATCGCCGGAGATACTAGCATTGTTGGTAATGTTGTACAATCAGGTAACTTAACAATCCGTGGTGTTACAGTTAATAATGGGTTAAGTGTGTTTAATGGTAATATTGCCATAACTGGTAATGCAGTTATTTCTGGTAACACCAACATTACTGGTATCGCTACCCTTACTGGTAACAGTTACATTACTGGTAACACCTTTGTCACAGGAACTGCAACATTAACTGGTAACAGTTACATTACAGGTAACACCTTTGTCACAGGACCGACTACTGTTACAGGTAATGTGAATATTACTGGCAATAGTATACAGACTGGTGTTTCAAAATACATAGTTTCAACTGATGCATCAAACTACGGTGCATTAACTATAACCGGAAACGTTCAAGGACTAGTACAGCCGCCGGCATTACCTGGTGTAATGTTGCATGTCACAGGGCAAGACAACGGAACTACACCAGGTAGAGCATACGTAGATTCTAATAGACAATATTCTATCATTGTTGGACGTAGATATAACGGGACAGTTGCTAATCCAACTCAAGCGGTAACTGGTGATGAAGTATTCCGTTTAGCAGGTACAGGATATCCAACCGGCGGCTGGCCATTAACAGGATTGGCACAAATTCGTTTCATTGCAGACGAAAACCAAACCCAAACCAATCGTGGCGGACACTTAGATTTCCTAACAGTGCCGATTGGATCAAACGTTGTCACTCAAGTAATGTCAGTAAGTGCAACAACTGGTGTAACAGTGTCCGGTAATTTAACCGCAACTAATGTTATAGCCAACACAGTAGGTACATTAACTGGTAACGTTAACGGTACCATTATGACTGCCTATCAGCCAAACATTACCAGTGTCGGTACATTAGCTAACTTGACTGTAGATGGTGCAGGTGGCGGCTCCGGACTAACTGTACAGGGCAACTTGCGTTATGATATCGCTTATGGCAATGGCACAGTAACTCAGCTAACTGACAAGTCTACCGCAGTTACTTGTAACGGTCGTACAGGTCAAATCACAACAGCGGCAAGTTCTATTGCAAAAGGAACAGCCGTAACCTTTACGGTTAACAACTCGTATGTTACAGCAGTAACTGATTTGCCAATTGTTGCATTCCAAGGTGGCGCCTCGACCAACAGTTACGCGGTATCAGTAACTCGCGTACAAGTTGGTAGCTTTAACATTACTATTTCAAACAATGGCACTGGACCATTAACTGATACCATTATCATCAACTTTGCAGTGATGAAGATCAGTTAACCAAAACTTTTGACTTTACAGATATCGTAGCGTATAGTGTAGGAATAAACCCCTATAAATATACGTTATGATATTTGGTTTTTTGTTTAAATCGTATAAATAAATGTATGACAATCGCATACATTTACAAATGGACTCATCTCCCCACATCAAAATGGTATATTGGCGTTCGAACAAAAGTTGGATGCCATCCCAACGATGGATACATCTGTTCTAGCAAAATAGTTAAACCATTAATACTATTAGCGCCTAGCGAGTGGAAAAGAGAAATATTGCATACCGGAACACCGGAATCGATGCTGAAACTTGAGACTAGTATTTTAACCGAACTGGATGCAAAAAACAATGCAGACAGTTACAATCTACAGAACGGTGACGGAAAGTTTACTACTGCTGGATTAAAAATGCCAGCAGAGTGGGTAGAGAAGATAAGCAAAGGTAACTTAGGTAAAGTTAGAAGCGAAGAGTCGCGACAAAACTACAGACGTGCTAATCAAAAAAAAGCACAAGATCCCGAGTATCTTAATAAACTACGCAAACCAAAGCCACTAGGGCATGGTGAGAAAGTTTCTGCAGCCACTAAAGGTAAGAAAAAATCCGAAAAGCATCGCAAAGCAATGTCCGACGCTAAACGTGGTAAGAAAACTGGGCCATGTTCAGATATTAGAAAAGAAGCAATAAGAGAAGCATTAAAAGGAAAACATACTTTGCCATTGGTTACTTGTCCACATTGTGGATTAGAAGGTAGGTCTAATATGAGACGATGGCATTTTGATAATTGTAAGGCAAAGAAATGATATACGGGTATTTTACACTGTTTGTGGCGTTGGTTATTAGTGCAATAGCCGAGTATTATAGCATCATTGGGTTGACAGCTATTTTTTCTGCGGCGTTTTGGCCAGTGGTTATTATGGGGGCCGCCTTGGGTGTAGGCAAGCTAACCGCAGCAGTTTGGTTGAAATTAAATTGGGATCGGGCTTCGTGGCCATATAAATTATACTTGGTCCCGGCTGTAGCTTTCCTTATGGTGTTAACTAGCCTCGGGTGTTTCGGATATCTGTCAAAAGCACACAGTGATCAGAGCCTAGTATCCGGTGATTCAATGGCCAAGGTAGCAATATACGATGAGAAAATTAAGACTGCAAAAGATAACATTGATACTAACCGAACTGCACTCAAGCAAATGGATGCAGCCGTTGATCAAGTTATGGGCCGAAGCAATGATGAAAAGGGTGCTGACAAAGCAGTTAGTATTCGAAGAAGCCAATCTAAGGAACGAACTAGACTTCTGGCAGAGATTGAAGTTGAGCAAAAGAAGGTGGCCGCATTATCCGAGGAGCGAGCTCCTTACGCTGCTGAATTCCGGCGCATTGAAAATGAGGTCGGTCCAATCAAATACATTGCAGCATTGATCTACGGTGACAATCCTGATGCCAACATACTTGAAAAAGCAGTGCGTTTGGTTATCATGTTGATTGTTGCAGTATTTGATCCACTGGCACTGGTGTTGATTTTAGCAGCGCAGCAAAGCATTAAGTGGGCACGTGGGGAGGAACAAACACCTGTCGAGGTGAACAAACATACGCAGACTGTTGTTGACAATAACACGGTTGGAGAACCACACGAATCCACACCTCCTGTAGAAGAACAGACCGTAGTAGACGAATGCGCGGTAGTCGATGCTGAGCACACAGCTCAGAGTGTCTCTACTGAGTCTACCACTGCGGAGGATGTGGATCTGTTTGCTTATCTAAAGAAACCATTTGTGCATTTTTCAAACTTGCCGCCAATGGTGTATAAGCGTGAAGTTGTTGATGAAGAAGACAACACCCGCCCTCTAACTGAAGAGGAAGTAATGGCACCAGCTTACGAAGAGGATGATGGACCACTAAGTGAAGAACAAGTGGCACAACTTATCAAATCCGTAGAAGCGTTTAAAGCAGCAGCAGATGCCAGAGAACCCGAAGATGACACAGCCATTGAGCCTGAGGTAGGCACTCAGCGATCTTCACCAGAGATACTGGCACTAGGCATTGACGAAATTGAACGCCCAGGTGACTACATTACTCCTCCTGAGTACACTGGTCCAATGAAAGAAATAGTCGAAGAACACATTGATCCAAATACTCGCATCAAGACTCTTAGTCATTCATGGGTACCAGACCTAGATGCACACGCAGACAATATAGATCGTGCTAAAGCAGCTAATGCAGACTTCGGAACTAAGTTTCCAGAATCTGCAACCAAAGGTGACATGTATTTGCGTGTAGACTTCTTGCCAGCTAGACTGTTTAAGTTTAATGGCGTTAAATGGATTGAAGTTGACAAAGCAGCAACTGATAGCTACACTTACAATGAAGAATACATCAAGTACCTAATTGATAAAATCAACAGCGGCGAGTATGATGTTGACACACTAAGCGAAAGCGAACAAGAGCAAATTCGCGAATATCTAAAGAAACAATGACAACCAATTTTATTACTCCACCAGACTTTGTGGAAGACCCCAATCATTCAATCTTGTTGATTGATGTCGATCCAGTTGACGTCGAGACGCTGGCATTTTTATGTGCAGGACACGATGAACCATTTAACGTGTACCTCTATAGTGCAGAGTTAGATGACGTTAACTGGCTTACTAAAGCAGCTGGACAAGTTGATGCAATCGTAGTAAACACTGCCAACACTGATCTAAGTCCAATTAAAGACCTATTCGTTGGGTCAGAAAAAACATACCATTACGGGCCAAAGAACTTTCTTAATAATGATCGTAAATACACTAACGTATTAGAATATTTTATCAATAGAGCCCATGAGCGAAAACATTCAACCGATCCATTGTAACTTCTGCGGCAAAAGCCGTAATGAAGTTGAAAAGTTAATTGTAGCAAACGATGCTGGCATTTGTAATGAATGTATCACGCTTTGTAGCAACATCATTAACAAAGAAGCCAACGACCATATCCGCAAGGACAAGAAAATTGGCAAGGCCCTAGATCCTATTAAGATCAAGCAGCACTTGGACGAGTACATTATTGGCCAAGATGCTGCAAAGATTGCAATCAGCGTGGGCGTGGTTAACCATTACAAGCGCATCTTCTTTGAAAGTGCAGTGGAGCTGGAAAAGTCAAACATTCTAATTCACGGCCCAACTGGCTCAGGTAAAACACTGTTGGCCAAAACCATTGCACGTTACCTAAACGTTCCCTTTGTTGTAGCTGATGCAACTACACTGACCGAAGCTGGTTACGTAGGCGACGATGTGGAAAGCATCATCTCAGGATTGTTGGCAGCAGCAGAATACGATGTTGCCCGTTGTGAGCAAGGTATTATCTTCCTGGACGAAGTAGACAAGATTGCACGTAAAAGCGAAGGCGCCAGCATTACCCGTGACGTTAGCGGAGAGGGTGTGCAACAGGCTCTACTCAAGTTAGTAGAAGGCACCAAGTGCAAGGTCAGTGTAAACGGCGGCAAGAAGCATCCATCAATGGACCAAGTGGAAATTGATACCAGCAAGATCTTGTTTATTGCTGGTGGAGCATTTGCCAATCTACCCAAGATTGTTGACCGTAGACAACGCGGCACCAGCATTGGGTTTAACTCAAGTAATGATGACAAAATTGATGTTACAGAAGTTACCCCAGACGATTTCCAAAAGTTTGGAATGATTCCAGAATTCACAGGACGTTTCCCAATCTCTGTACAAATTGATGAACTAAGCAAAAGCGACTTTGTCAAGATCTTAACGGAACCAAAGAACAACCTGTTGGCACAGATGAAGTTTTACTTCTCCTCGGATGAAGTAGAGTTGCTGTTCACTGACGCAGCCATTGAAGCAGTAGCAGAGTTGGCATTCAATCAAAAGGTTGGAGCACGTGGGCTAAAGAGCATTTTAGAGCGCACTCTTACTCCATACATGTACACCCTAACTGAAATTAAAAAGCAGGGTTTTAAAAAGATAGAGATTACAGACAAAGTAGTTAAATATAACGACCCACCCAATTTTATAGAATAGGATAAAAATGAACGAAAGAATGAAATTATATGGCAGCAGCGTAGTCGTGCAAAATGACAACGTTGAAAAAGCCCTACGCAAATTTAAAAAGAAAATCATGGAAAGCGGCAAGTTACAAGAACTTCGCGAACGTGAGTTTTACGAAAAGCCAACTACCAAGCGTAAGAAGGCAGCAGCACAAGCCAAGCGACGTTGGCAAAAGAAACTGCAAGCAGAGAGCTTGCCAAAGAAACTCTACTGATGCAAGTTAGGTTTCGATTACCTGCTGACGAAACCATTTTTCCAGGAAACCCTGTTGGAATTAACCAAACTGCAATATCCTTTATCGAAAGGGATATGCAGCGTTGGGGAGATCGTTATCAGCAACAGTACACGCTGAAAAACGATGGACGATACTTGTACCTCACACTAGAAGACACAGCAAGTATCAGCTTTTTTCTACTAACCTACAAACCACAATACCACAGCAGCAGCAGAAAACGCATCGAAGTTGTAGATGCCCAAAATAATTTGATTACAGACTTTTTGTCTGTATAATAAATAAACATGTAGTGCCGATAATCGGGCTACATTTTAAACGTCATACTTGCTTAATAGGAGAATAACATGACAACTTTCAACATCCGTACTCTAGACCTACCTTCCCTACATCGTTCAGCCATTGGCTTTGACCGCATGTTTGAGGAATTGAATCGCACATTTGCAAACAGCAAAAGCGGCAACTACCCTCCACACAATATCGTTCAAGTTAACGAAACCAATTTTGTGGTCGAAGTTGCAGTTGCTGGCTTTGCAGAAAGCGAAATCGGGGTAGAACTAGCAGACAATGTGCTTACCGTAACTGGTGAGAAGGTTAAGGATCTTACTACACCAAGTGATCCAAAGTACCTGCACCAAGGCATCAGTAACCGCAATTTCGTTCGTGACTTTACGTTAGCCGACAACGTAGAAGTACGCGGCGCCACTGTGGAAAACGGTATCCTTTCTGTTCAACTGGAACTGGTTGTTCCGGAAGAAAAGAAACCAAAATCCATTGCAATTACTTTCAAAAAGTAATATAATGTGATATACGTAGGGCAATGACGCCCTACGTTTAACTTAATTCAAATATGGCAAATACCAAAACTCGTCAACAAATTAAAATCCAACCTCGTTTCGATGTCAAGCCACCAAGTTTGTACAAGGTGATTTACGTTAATGACAACACCACTACAATGGAATTTGTTGTTGAGACGCTCAAGGCTATTTTCAATCACGACAATGACAGCTCCGAGCAACTGACACTTCGAATCCACGAAGAAGGATCAGCAGTGGTTGCAACTCTGCCCTACGAGATTGCAGAACAAAAAGGTGTCGAAGTTACGCTACTTGCACGTAACAACGGATTCCCACTTCAAGTCAAACTTGAAGCAGATCAATGATCAAACCCAAAGAATTCAAGACCAAAGAGGAAGCCCGTGCGTTTCTAAAACGTTGCGGCTTGCTTAAAACTACTCGAATTCTAGAAGGTGAAGAGCGTGAGCAAGTATTCACTATGCTTGCATTACTTCCGCCACCGGAATCTAGCAACAGCCAACGCTTTTGGACTGACGAATGGGTAGTAGGAGACAAAACATACCAACACACCACAGGTGAAGGTATAGACGAATTATCGGAAACTACCGACGATGATATTTAACAAGATTAAACAACTCAAAGACGAAGGTAAAGTCATTGGCATTACCTTTAGTCAATTTGACTTGCTACATGCAGGACACATTGCCATGTTGGCAGAAGCCAAGAACCATTGTGATTACTTAATTGCAGGATTGCAAACAGACGCCACAATCGATCGTCCTGATACCAAAAACAAGCCTATTCAAAGTGTAGTGGAACGACAAATCCAACTAAGTGCATGTCGCTTTGTTGACGAGATTGTTGTTTATCAAACTGAACAAGACCTACGTGACTTGATTCTTATATTGCCAATTGATGTACGCATCTTGGGCGTTGAGTATGAAAGTCAAGACTTTACAGGTCGTGCAGAAGGCTCGCACATTGGTATCAAGCATATCTTCAACAGTAGAGATCACAGTTTCTCTAGCAGCAGTCTACGCAAGCGTGTAGCCGAAGCTGAAACCAAAAAGACAAAATAAATGAAATTAATTCTAGCAGCATTGATGTTGGTTGCAAGTACCGTATTTGCCCAACCAGTTAAGATAATCGTTCAGTATCAACCCGGTGGCGTTAGTGATCGTGTGGCAAGGACTGTGCAAACTGCACTAGAAGAAAACGGTGTTGCAACCAACTTAGAATACAAATTGGGTGGTGGCGGATTTATTGCATATAACTATCTTGCTAAGGTTAGAACCAACGAAACTGTTATTATGATTGCCAGCAACGGACTCACTGACAACATTGGAGAGGCTAATGTTGAATACGAGTTTAGTGACTTTGTGGTCATTAAGCATCTAGGAAATTCAGCTTCTATGTTGGTGGTGAGCAATAACCATCCTGCAAAGACTCTCAAGCAACTGATTGAAATTTCACGCTCTAGGCCTGTTACTTATGGCACAAGTGGCATCGGGTCAGGGACGCACATTGCAGGAGCCATTGTTGGCAACGGTCAAGGTACTTTTACTAACGTGCCATACAAAGGTCAAGCACAAGCTCTAGTGGATGTACTCGGTGGTCAAATCGATTACATTATGGAGGCTGAGTCGATTGTGGATCCATATATCAAATCGGGAAAACTCAAAGCACTGGCAGTAATGTCACCGCAGCGGCTGGCCGGCAATCCTGATGTACCAACATTACGAGAACTTGGTATTAATGATTACGGATACACACGTTGGTCTATATTGATTGCTAACAAAACTGCCGATCCTGTAGTAATAGCCAAGATCCGAAAAATTGTATCACAACCAGTTGTTGCAGAACGTTTACTAGAACTTGATCATCGTCCAGTAAAAACTGCCCCCAAGCAGCTAGAAGAACTAGCAGCAAACTTTCGGAAAATAAAACAACGTGTCAAATTCGATTGAATACGATAAACGCGGATTCTACCAAGTAGGAAATAAAAAGTTCTACAGAAAAATTGATGCCATTTCGGAACACTCGAAATCTGGCATCCATCCGCATTGGAATTTTAACGAGTCGGCTTTTTCAAACTACAACTGGACCAAGCCCGTTGATATTTCACTAAGTGAGTTGTATCGCATTAGGGCGCAGCAACTTAGGGACAAGTATGATTACCTTGTGCTCTGCTTCAGCGGAGGCATTGACAGCTATACTATCTTACGTGCATTTCACGACAATAACATCTTCATTGACGAGATATTGATCTTTGGTCCGTTTAAAGGCACTGAGTCTACTAAGAGTGATAGTGACGAAGCGTGGAATTTACGTAGTGAAATTGATTTCCAGGCGTTGCCAATGCTTAAAAAATTGAACATAGATACTAGAACAAAAGTAACCTTGTACGATTACACTGACGACCTACTGGACTACTACAATAACCCAAATTGGATTGAAGACTTTAATCCAGGTGTGCGTTATAACTCGTCAATGCCCAAGAATATCTTGCTGCACAATGCCACAAAGAATTATCTACAACAATACGATAAAGGTCGTAAAGTTGGGTTTATTCATGGCATTGACAAGCCACGCATTTGCTATAAGGATAATGCCTACTACTTGTATTTCTTAGACATACAGTTAAGCATTAGTGTAGGAGACTTCAATCAAACCAACGACCATTATTGGGAAAATGACGAGTTGTTTTATTGGACTCCCGACTTACCCGAAATGCTAGCAAAGCAAGCACAAGTTATCTGTGCATGGTTTGATATGCACCCTGACCTAAGGGATAAACTTGATCACAGTAAGTATGGCGCATTAGTACCGGAACAATATTACTCGATTGTTAATGATCTGATCTATCCGCACAACGGTGATATCGCGTTTAAGGTAAAGAAACCGTACAATCCCATGTTCCAGGAAAACGAATATTGGTTTAGAAGCGATGCTATCCCTGCGTACTCAAAATGGCTTAATGGTCTAAGTGACTTGTCACAGCAAGTCCCGACCAGCTGGTGCAACGGTGGCGATTTTACCAAGGGACTAATCGGTTGCTACAGTAAATTCTATTTGGTTGGCAAGTCAATTGACAATCTATAACTAGCAGCATATAATATAGCATGGATGTAATGCTCGATTTAGAAACTTTAGGTACTCGCCCGGGGTGTGTAATTCTCACTCTTGGCGCAGTTAAATTCAATCCCTACACAATGGAGGACCCGGGCCCTGGCTTGTATATCCGCCCGGATGCAGACGAGCAAATTGCCCGTGGCAGAACTGTACAAGAAGACACGCTGCAATGGTGGATGCGACAAGCCGAGGATGTGCGTGAAGAAGCACTAGGTACTGAAGGACGTATTCCTGTAGAACAGATGTACCGAGAGCTTAATCGCTTTTTAGTAGGGGTAGAAAACATTTGGTGCCAGGGACCTGTGTTTGACATTGCTATCCTGGAAAACTTATATGAGCAATATGGCTGGCCCACACCATGGCAGTTTTGGCAAATTGCTGATAGCCGCACACTGTTTAAAGTACACGGCGACCCACGAGTAAAAGGCAAAGTGGGCTTGCATAATGCCCTTGAGGATTGCGTAAGCCAAGCAAACGCAGTGCAGCAAGTGTTCTGCAAATTAGGATTAGAAAAACGATAATGCAACTTATTTTTGGAAAAGACGTAGCCGAAAAGCTACAAGAACGTTACACTGTGCTAGAGTTAGAAACTCTTGAAGTAGAAGGCAAAATGCTAGAAGTGTTTTGCGTGGTCCCTGCAGAGAAGATTGCGCTAACAGAAATTACTACAATCGAGCACTCAACTAAACTACACAACGAATTTGTTAATGCTCTTAAACGCAAAGACTACAAGATTTGCCAAGACCTAAGCGTACACCTTATTGGACGTTTTGGCGGGGAAGTTGACAGTTTTTACGAAGAAATCCTAAAACGTATTAGCAGCATTTAATCTAGAGCAAACCTCCTGTAAATAAGTTAGGGTAACCCTCTAACAATAATAATAACAGGAGATGCGGTGGATCCATTAACCCTCTTTGCACTTGCCAACGGAGCCGTCTCCGCAGTTAAGGCTGGCTGCAAACTATACAGGGACATCAAGGGTGCCGCAGGGGAAGTTAAAGACGTACTTAAAGATCTCGACGATCAATTTAAGAAACTTCACCCACCAGAAAAACCTGCCACTGTAGAACAGCGTAATCAATATATTCAGCAAAAGAATGAAGTTATTGAGCTAAACAAAAAAGCAAACGCAGGGGCACATACTGGCGTTTACACAGAGATCGGGGAAAAGTTAGGCGAGTACTACGACAACTTCTATAAATGCTTGGCCATTATGGAAGAAGAAGAGCGCCGTGCTGAGAACGAAGTATATACCGGCGATGCTAGTTTAGGTAAACGTGCCCTACAGCGTGTTCTAATGCGTAAGCAGCTAGAGCAAATGAGCGTGGATCTACGTGAGCTAATGGTATACCAAAGCCCTCCCGAGCTAGGTGCGCTATACACAGAAGTAGAAGCTATGATGAAACACATGGGACAAACCCAGCGTGTGCTTATAGCCAGAAAAATGCGCGACGAAGAGCTCGCAGCTAAACGCAAAAAAGACTTACTTGACAAATACTTTATCGAGGGTGTGGGAGCCATCGGTATGATATTTGCAATCGGATTTTCTATTATGCTTATGGTGCATGTGGTAGAAGATCGTATTCAAAAATATCCACAGTATGGTACTGAGTGGGTTCCGAAGACTCAAAAGCAACGCGATGAAGAAGCGAAACCCCGTATCTATATTGGACGATAATGGTGAAAAAGAAGAAACAAAGTATGCTAGCATGGTTGCTAGACCAAGGTGTAGGGTCAGCATATACTGTACTATTGGCCCTATCCGTGGGACTAACTAAATGGGCTATCATTGGAATTCTATTTTTAATTGCATGGTGGGAACGAATACGATAAGTATTTGCATGTTTAAATACCTTATTGCTCTCAGTCTTGCCCTAGTGTGCGCAGTAACCCACGCACAAAAGCCAGTGGAAACAAACAAGAAGATTGTGTGTTTTCCAGTTAAAGTCCTAATGAAGGATCTCAAAGACAAGTACGGCGAAGAGCCAATGGTGATGGGCACAACTTCAAATATGAGTGAAGTTGCAATGGCTCTATACCTTAATAAGGAAACTGGCTCATACACTATTATTGAGTTTGACACAGAAGCCGCGTGTGTTATTAGCGTAGGCAAGGATGTACGTTACCGTTTTCCCAAGACTGGAACGATGCTATAAATACTAAATGCGTATTACAGAAGTCAGTCTACCAAAAAATCTATGGGAATTAGTTGTATCCAATGCCGATAAACAAGAGCTCGGGGACAATTTAATCGATCTAGTTAACAACGCATACGGTTCTACTACACACGGCAGTTTCGTTACCAGTATTAAAGATGTTATCCCAAGCGACTGGAATGTCATTGATTGGGACGCAGACCCCGACGTCGATGCGTGTGTATTTTATCGTGGACCTAGAGCAAATGAGCATTGGGTTGGATACAAAATCCAAGGCATCGGACACGATGGGCAAAAACAAAGCAAAGACCGTGTAATAAACAAAGTGACTCAGTTGCTCAACAAGCCAGGATTCTGGATTGAAAGCAGTGATGCCATGCGGGCAACCCTAAAGCGTTTACCTGTACCAATGGTAGATAATGAGCATCTACTGAAATTCCTATTTAACGATCCAAATCTAAAGATGGTAGATCACGGAACATACCAACGCAAGCTGCACAACGGCATGGCAATCGAAACTGTATTTGGAAATCCTCGAATAACCTAAACACTTTAATATCATTGGCATCTATGCTAAACTACTTTGACAAATGCGTAGCACTATACTTATTTTGGCATTACTTGCCAGCAGCATTAGCTGGGCGAAACCTGCCACAACTATCGACGACACTAGCGACCTTACTGCAAAGTCCTGGCTCGTTGCAGACGAACAAAACCAAATCCTAGCCAGCAAAGACACTGGCACCATACGCCCAATGGCCAGCATTACTAAGGTAATGACTGTGCTAACCGTTATGGAAGCAAAGCAGGATCTAAATCAATCCATAGCTTACAACAAAACCCTACGACTAACTAGGCAAGAGCTTATCAATCTTGCAATGGTCAAAAGCGACAACCACGCAGCAGACTTGCTATGCAGACATTATATAGGCGGATACGGTAATTGCATTAGTGACATGAATGCTAACGCTATGAAGTACGGTATGCGACATACCAACTATGTTGATGCCACGGGACTGTTAGCAGACAATACCAGTACCGCAGAAGACTTGCTGTTATTATTAAACGTAGCAGAGAAGAACTATCTTATTGTGGACGCTGCTACCAAGACCAAAGTGGAAATTAAGAACAAAAAGCGTTGGTTAATCTTTAAACAAACCAATCCCCTAATTGGGCACAAGCACAAGTTCATTGTTAGCAAGACTGGCACCACTAACGCAGCAGGTGGATGTATTATTTTAACAGTAGAAACAGAACGCGGCCTGCGCCGCGTTGTTGTGTTAGGTAGTAAGAACGGTAGAACCCGTATACCCGAAGCTGAGTTTATCTACAAGCAAGTAGATTAAACTGTGCCTAGCTCTTCTTGAGGCTCGCCTAATAGGATAACAGGCATGTCGCTGTCATAGGGACGATCACCAACTACAGTTTTAAACAAGAAACGCAGGTTTTGCTCTGTACCAAGTCTACGCATACCTAAAGCAATGTTTTGTGCTTGGTCGTATACCCAAACTTGTTGTCCGGGTTCGACACCGCGCAATTCGTCGATTACATTAGGCAGTTGTTTTAGTACGCGGTCTACACCAAAAGGTGAAACATAGCGTTGAATGGATCTATCAATGGTATGTTGGTCCACCATAATCTTCAATGGACCAAAGTTGAGTTCACCTACTAGGGCTTCTGTTAAAATTTCGTTTATTTTCATCGCATGTTCATCGCTACAGTGTACTCTTTAAAGTTGTGCAAGCGATCTTGCAGTCCTCTGAGCGCAGGGTTAATATATTTAGTGACCGTAGCAGTGTCACTGAAGTTGTGTACATTAGGTCTAACGCGAGTTTGCCAATACCACACTGCAATCTTGGCAGCAATTTCTGGGTTAGCAGCAAGCTCTGGCTTTTGCTCTAACGGCAACCCTAACGCTTTTCCTGCCATACGATAGTTGTCGCGTCCGGTGATTTGAATAAAGCCACGACCGTGATACCTAACTCCGTCACCTGCATGTGTGTTGCCCAAGGTCTTAGCCATAACTGGTGCAGCCTTAGGGTCGTAACGCTTGTGGAAGTACTTGGCGCCGCCAATCTCCTTCATACGTGTAAAATCTGCACTTTCGTGGCGTGTTTGTGCCATGAATTGTGCTAGTTCTGCTCCTTTAATGCCGGCTCTAAGAGCAGTACGTTGTAGAGTATGCTCGGGACCGGTGTTCATACTAACACCGTAGGTTTCAGGTTGTGCTAATTTAGACTGTGCTGCAACTGGTTGCGCAGCTTTGGCCACGTGGTGTGCAGCAGCTTTAGGTTGTGCATGTGGTACAGATTTAGCATCAGCAGCGCCACCGCCCAGTGCCATTCCCGCAGCAAGTGCGCCTGTAGCAGCCCATTCTTTCCATCCCTCATCGAGGTCTTGTGCAGAGTAAATTGCATCTAGCGCATCGTCAAGTTGGCGCAAAGGAATACCGGCATTGTTATAGCCGCGCTCTAAACGAGCAATATACGCATCGTTTGGTTCTGTGCCCTGCATATACTCTCTAGTTTCGGGAGTCATTGTGTAGATTGCTGCTTCATGACGCTCACCATTGGCAAATACTGGAACAGTTTTGCGATCGTATAAGGTTGGGTAACCTTCGGTTTGATCCAACTGGGACAATAGCTGTCTATCGATTGCCCACAAGCTGCCAATTACCCTGGCGCCAGGATATGGGAATACGTTGGCATAAGTAAACATCTCAAATACAAAGTTCTTTAACTCTGCACGTCCGACAAATTCTGCACCCGGCATCAATTCTGGATCAGTTAGCATGCCATAGGCAAAATAATATATAGGGGCAGCGCCCGCTTCGTCTAGCACATCTGTAATTTTCATACTGTATTTAGTAGGTTAATATGCGGTTTAGGTTATCCAGATCGTCTGCGTTGTATTCAATCCCGGATTTGGTTAATGCTGCGCCTAATTTTGTTGTAAACTCGTCAACGACAATGGGCCGCATGGTTGTATAGAAGTGATTAAAATTGTATTCTAGTATTTCTGCCATTGCCAATTTCATTTGCACTAGTTCTTCGTGCGGCTTGTTGCATAGATCTTCGAGTATAGCTAGCACTGCACTAAATCTGTCGGCACTATTAGTGATATCGTCGTAACTTTCATCCCAAAAATCTCCAAAAGTTTTGAATCCGTAGCTACGTAAATACGACAAGCAACCTGCCCCTGCTAATAACAAGAACGGCATTTTTGCAACAATAGGCTTGAAAATCTTTTCTGTCAGATGCTGCTTATTTTCGTAAAAGATGGTTTCAGTTACTAGGTTAACAAATGCTCGTTGCATTCCTTCTACATTAATGGCTGCACTAAGTTCGCCATGTGGAGTCTCAGTATCAATGACCAATTGGTCTTGCAACATTCCTAAGTTAGCAACTATATTTGCTTTGTGTGACCCCGGAATCATTGTGTAGAATTTTAAAGAGTTCGCAATGGATTTGAATTGGGCGCTATTGTAGCTAACATATCCATTCCTTAGTAGGTCTCGCTTGGTTAATTCAATGACAAGGTTTGCACGGTACAAACGTTTGGATAATGTTTGATTGTTATAAGTAATATATGTTCGATCAAAATCGGTGTTAACGTTAATACCACTGTACCAATAATTCCTGTACCACTCATGACACAGCAACGCATGGTAGAAATACTGAACGCTAGTTAGTTCGTAATCTTTGCAGATGACCGTACTCTCTGTGCTATACTCACTGGATACTATTATTTTACATTGCTCGTTTGTGAGCTTGTGATTGCGATATACGGTACTATAGAATTTGTTAACATCAATCGGCTCTTGGTCATAGAACACAATCACTTTTTTAGTAGGATCAGGCATAATAATTTGATGCTCAAATTCTAGTCTATTATCGTTAAACACCGGATTTAGAATTGAAACACCAAGTTTGTTAAAAAAGTGGTTATCATACACACCATAGAAAAAATCAAAAGGAATCATATGTTAAGCAAGAAAATTGGATTTATTGGAATTGGCAAGTTGGGAATGGCGTGTGCCGAAGTGATGGCCGAAAAGCATAGTGTTACCGGCTATGATATTTATCGTAAAACCAGTGACAAAATTAAAATCGTAGACCAGCTCAAAGATGCAGTACTAGGGCAAGACATTATTTTTGTTGCAGTGCAAACACCACATGACCCCAAATACGGCGGCGCAAGTCCAATCGCGCACTTGCCAAACGTAGACTTCAACTACGACACAGTTGAGCATGTGCTTAAACAAATCAACTGTTGGGCACGACCTAATCAAATGGTTGTACTAATCAGCACTGTGCTACCAGGAACAGTGCGAGGCAGATTGCGACAACATATTACCAATCCTCGGTTCATTTACAACCCTTACCTGATTGCAATGGGCAGCGTTGAGTGGGACATGGTTAATCCCGAGATGGTTATTATCGGCACAGAAGATGGTGACGTTACAACCGATGCCAAAGAGTTAATTGATTTTTATAAAACAATTATGAAAAATGATCCACGCTATGAAGTTGGTACGTGGGACGAAGCGGAATGTATCAAGGTGTTTTACAACACATTTATTAGTGCCAAGATTGGATTAGCTAACATGATCCAGGACGTTGCTATCAAGCAAGGCAATATCAATGTGGATGTCGTGACTGATGCACTAGCGAAATCTAGTATGCGAATCATGGGGCCAAAATACATGACAGCAGGTATGGGTGATGCCGGACCCTGCCACCCACGCGACAACATCGCATTACGCTACATGGCAGAGAAGTTGGATCTAGGTTACGACTTATTTGATGCTATTATGAATGCACGAGAAATTCAAGCAGAAAATCTAGCTAGGTTTGTCTACTGCGAAGCCACTACCGAAGATGGTATAACGCCAATTTACATTCACGGTAAAGCATACAAGCCCGACGTTGAATACCTTGAAGGCAGCTATAGTTTGCTAATCGGTCACTACCTAGAGCAAATGGGTGCCAAGGTCACATACATTGACCCGCTTACTGAGGAAATGAACCCCAAGTCAGTAACTGGAGTAGTACTGTTGGCTCACAATCGACGCATTACATATGGTTATGCAGGCGAAGAGAACGAGCAAGAACTCTACTGCAAGATCAATGCAGGCAGCGTTATAATTGACCCATGGCGCCAGTATTCTACTAGCCGCACAGACATTAAGGTTATTCACTATGGCAACACACGTTCACGCAAAGTATAAAATCCCTAAGTTTTGGGACATTGAATATAAACTGTTGGACTATGTAACAGAAGAGTTCAATGATCCTGAGAGCTTGCGCATCTGGAAGCACCAAGGTTATACTGGTCCGTTTACCGGAGCCATGTGCGATATGCGCAGCCCTCAGCCCACATGGAATGATAAGTTCATCACTATCTATCAAGAGTTGGGATGGAAGGACATTGGTACCAGTTACTACCGCATGGATACCGGAACAGTCTTACCAACTCATGCTGACTTATACGCAAGATATGTTACACTGCATAACTTGCAAGGTCGAGAAGATACTATCCGACGTGCCGTGGTGTTCTTAGAAGATTGGAAGCCCGGTCACTATAGTGAAATCAATGGCATGGGTATAGTTAATTGGGAAGCTGGTACAGTTATCGAATGGGAATATGATGCCCCGCATGCCGCAGCCAATATCGGCATTGAATCACGTTACACACTACAAATCACAGGGCATGTATGATATCGAGTTGGAATGAATACGATCCGTTAAAGCGTATTATTGTTGGGGATGCTACACACGCCAATTGGCCAGTGCATGATCCAGTCTTTCGTGCAGAAGAACAGAACACTTTGTGGAAGGAAACTCCACTGCCATCTGGACCGGTACCACAGTGGATCATTGACGAAACCAATCGCGACCTACAACGTCTTTGCACTATCCTTACTGTACATGGTGTAGAAGTTGAGCGCCCGTCTACAATGAATTTCCAAGTGCATGATGGGCTCTACAACTATTGCCCCCGTGATCGTTTCATTGTGCATGGCGGTATTATAATTGACACAGCCATGATGTACCCATGCAGAGATATGGAATATCAATGCTACATGGATTTCTTAGACGAAGCAGAACATATTATTCACATGCCACGAAATCAAGGCATGGTACTGGATGCCGCAAACATTCTACGTGTAGCTAAAGACAAGTGGTTATTTTTAGAATCAGCCAGCGGCAATCGAGCAGCATATGATTGGCTGTGCAAACAGGTACCCGACGTGGAAATCGAACTGTGTAATTTCTATGCAGGTGTACATATTGACAGCACCATTGCCGCACTAAACGCAGACACGTTTGTTATCAATGGCAGCAGGGTAACTAACGACACATTGCCTAAAATGTTGCGAGACCGAGAACTGATCTTTGTTAACGATGTAGTGGCGCAAGGATTTCACGAATACCCCTATGCCAGCAAGTGGATTGGTCTCAATATGTTAAGTATCAATCCCACTACAGTTATTGTTGATGCTGCACAGGACCTACTAATTAAAACTCTAGAGGCCTTGAAGTTTACAGTTATCCCTTTGATTTTGCGTCATAGTCGCACTCTAGGCGGAGGCTTTCATTGCGTAACACTTGATTTAGTTCGTTCGATATAAATACTTGATAATAAGAACAACTATGACAGACTTTTCTAGATATTCAGATGCAGTACTTTCGGCACTTAAACACTCGAGCAAAGAGCAAGAGATTGTAACTAAGAAGCAAGAGATTTTAGACGGCATCTATGGCTTTCACAATTTTGTGCCTAACACAACTCTATTTGTTGGGTTTAACCCAGCATTGCTATCCACTAAGAACGGTGATGTTTCGGTTACCTGTGTTAGTCAGACAGTAAGAGATTACTTGGACAGCAAGGGCGTTGCCTACACCTATGTGGCAGAGTCTGAGACAGTCGGCAAGAAGTTTGATGTTGTAGTTGCAATGGAAGAATTCTTCACCTTTGCTGATAACGAGTTAGATCAGCAAAACATTGTTAAACAGATTTGTAACCTGGCCAGTGAATTTGTGGTAAGTACTTTACGTGATTATAAGAATCAAGACTTTAAAGATCGTGAGTTCAGTATCCCGGCTGTGATTCGAAATGGCAAGACCAATTGTGTTTACAATGAGTTTCATGATTGGGACTTTGCAAACCGTAGCGCATGGACTACTACCGTTTATGAAATTTCAAATCCAGCACACGAACTAACAACTTATGGACCGTTTAATAGACGTACCATGTATTTCAAACAGTTGGCCAAGTTTAGTATGGATGCAGGCGCAAGCGATTTCATTGTGCATAAAAATCTCATGTATAAGTCATTGATTAAGAAAAATTATGAGCACGTTATCAGCATAAGATTTGAAGATCAATGGAACTATCAAAATTCGACTCGTTAGTAGCTAACATATTAGAAGACGTACAAACAAAGGTTGGTAATCAAATTACTGACCTTGTTAAAGATGAGCTCAGAGCTCGACTAGACACGTATAATTACGATCTAGCTGTACACAAATTAAACCAAGTACTCGATACCACTGACGCAGAAGCGTTACAGAAGCGTATCAATTCGGCTGTTAACGCAGTTGTAACTAACATTCAAGCTCAACTAGAAGCAGAGATTGCAGACCTTGTTTATAAGAAACTCAAGGACCTTGACGTTAATAAACAATTTACTCAGGTACTAACAACCGCAGTTAAAGACAAAATCTTCAATCTTGATTTTCCAGAGGGCAGCGTTAGTGCCAAAAGCATCAAACAAAGCGACCTTGCTATTAGCGGTGATCAAGTTGCTGGCGGCATTATTAAAAACTTTGCATCAACCGGTATCGACGATCAGTCCACTGGGTGTGTTGTTACTATCCTTGATGCTGCGGTCGTTGTTGAGAATAACCTAGTAACGATGGATCTAACCGTTGAGGGAGACCTTAACGTAAAAGGCAAGGTCGATGAAGACAGTGCGTTCTATAAACAATTAGCCAACTCTGTTACCGAAGCAGTGCAACAAGGCCTAGATAACGAATTGTTTGCAGGCTTTAGCGATACCATCTTTAACAAGATTAAAACAGATGGGCTAGACTTATCCAAAATCACTGTAAACGAAAATGTAGTGATCGAAGGTGATCGCATTGGTTACACTATTACCGAAAGTAACTTACAGAAACTAGGCCTACTAAAAGAACTGCAAGTGTCGGGCGAAACTCAACTTGCAGACACACTGTATGTAGGTAATAAGCGTACCGGGATTAACACATTAGAACCTAGTGCAGCATTGGCCATTTGGGACGAAGATATTGAAATTACTGTTAGCAAAGAACGCAACGGTCAGGGCCGAATTGGCACACCCAGAAACCAATCATTGGTGTTAGGCAGCAACCAGCACAGCAACGTTATTCTTAACACAGACGGATCAACTCAAATTAACGATCTGCGTATGGGTAATGTAAAGATGTCCGCTAGCGACACGCCGCCTAATTTCTCTAGTACCAAGGGTCATATTGTGTTTAATGCCAATCCCAACGCAGGTGGTCCACTAGGCTGGGTTTGCCTGGGTGCTGCAAATTGGGCTAATTTTGGTATAGTTGACTGACAATGGGTCACATGCTATAATAGCAGCATGACTACACCACGAATTGGGTTTGCCTGTAAGTTCAGTGAGCTTACCCCTAAAGGCATCGAAAGTGTTCCAGAATTAAATACACGCGGCACTACTGTGGCGTGGCTAAATAGACAGAGCAAGCACATCGCAGAGGAACGTCTTTGGGATGTCATGAAGCACAACATCGAATCAGCAAAGCAGCTGGTAGAAAAAGTAGGAACCCTTGAACAACATCTCAGAATGGTGCGCCTTAGCAGCGACCTTCTTCCTGTATATACCGAGCCTTCTTGGAGTTACTTTTGGCGTCAGCCTGACGTTAGGGCTTATTGCGAAAAACACTTTGCGCAGGTTGGCGCTGTTGCTCGTTGCAGCAACGTGCGTCTTAGTTTTCACCCAGGTCAATTCTGCGTTCTCGCAAGTGATACTGGAGATGTTGTTGAACGTTCAATCCTTGAGTTCGAATACCATGCTGATATGACACGCTGGATGGGATATGGACAAAAATTTCAAGACTTCAAAATCAACGTACACATATCGGGACGCAAGGGTCCGCAGGGCATTAGAGATGTATATGGCCGTTTATCGCCTGAGGCACGTAACTGTCTAACACTAGAGAACGAGGAATACACACATGGTTTGGACGATTGTTTGTCTTTACACGATCTTGTACCTACTGTGCTCGATATACATCATCATTGGATCCGCGAAGGCGAGTACATTGATGCGAGTAGCGATCGCGTTAAAGCAGTTATTGATAGCTGGCGCGGTGTGCGCCCTACTTTACACTACAGTGTTTCACGCGAAGATGTCCTTGTTGGACACTGTGCAAACACCTTGCCCGATCACCCAGCATTGCTTGTAAGTGGACACAAAAAGCAAAAACTCCGTGCTCACAGTGACTACTACTGGAACAACGCAGTTAATGAGTGGGCTGCTACGTTTACTAAAGACTTTGACATCATGTGCGAGTCAAAGGCGAAAAATCTTGCTAGCATCAAGTTCGCGACAGTAGTTCTTCAATCTTAGACTCTAGTCCGCGCACAAGAGACAAGTGCCAATCTGTTGACATCATAACTGCAAAGTTGTGCTCAACGATTGGCCTTGCTTTTTGTAGTATTAGATTCTGGTCTTGCTTGCATAGCCAACTGATCTGTTCACATGCTGCGGCCCAACGCTGTTGATCATTGGCAATAGAATCATAGCTCTCATCAATGATGCTATCAAACGTTTGGAACCCCATCTTGCGTAAATTACGCAGGTAGTGTTGTCCTGCAAACATAATAAACAAACGTCTAGCAATAATGGGCTTGGCAGTTTTCTCTGTGTAAAAACTGTATCTATTATCGTAGTTGGTTTCTGCAACTACAGTGTAGGCGGTGCGATTGTAAATATCAATTGGTATAACTTGACTAATACTCATCAAGTGGCCGTAGTACTTGACAAAGTCCACTGTCCATTTGGGATCGTTGATAAACTGCATACCACGATCCTCCCATATCCATTGTTCAGTTCCGGTAGCGAAGTCTACTTGATGCTCGTTGAAATAAGTTAGCACACGATTTTCTTGTCTTAGGTTCGCTTTTACGAATTGGTAAACAGCATCACGGTGCGGCTTCTTTCGTCCTAGTAGGATATCAAAGTGCGATTCCTTGCTGTGAACATAATTGATTCTTCCTAGCAGTTCGGGTAGATAATCACGATAAAAATAACGGCTGGTCTCAAACCAATCAAAGTATTGGTGGACTGTTGCATGTTGCAATGGTTGCTCGATGTACCCACAAAGGTAGTAGGCAATGTTGGGACGATCGTTCTTTAGTATAAACTCTAGTGTGCTAGCATGTAGTTCAGAGCCTATAACAAAAACAAAATCGCTACGAGAATAAACTGAATCCAGTTTAGCTTGGGTGTCGGGCTTGAATGGATAGGGTAAGTGAATAAACGCGATGTTCAGTGGATGCCCACTGTTTAAGTAGTAACCTAGATCATCGTAAACTGCCCATTCGTTTGGAGTGAGCTTTTCAAAATGATCTAGGTGGTACCTAACCGTGTCGGAATTATCGCGAAAAACTCCGACGTTGAGAAACATTACTTGCTAGCAGGTTTCTTGGCAGGTTTCTTAGCAGGCTTTGGATCGCCGGCTTTGGCCAATGCTTTCTTAGCTGGTGCCTTAACAACTGGCTTTTTGGCAGGTGCTTTAGCAACTGGTTTCTTAGCAGGTGCTGGCTTCTTAGCAGGTGCAGCTTTGGCCTTAACAGGCTTGGCTTCTACTGCTGGAGCAACTGGTGCTTCGATTTTGTATGGTGCTGCATTAACCGCTTCTACTTTTGATTCTTCTACTTTTGGTGCCGGAGTTGGCGCTCCAAAAAAGAATTCTTTGATTGCTTTAAACATTGGATCTCCTTAAACATGTTTCAATGTATATGTATTTAATTAGTGACAGCTCACTAGGAAAATTTGTTGACTTTTGTGGCAGTGCAGCATTATAATAACTAAATACTTTGTACGGTGCTGCATAGGGCGGGCCGTAAAATAAGTATTCGTCTATTTAGGAGAAACAACATGTTCATTACAGACACATTCATCGACGCCGTATCTAACGGTAAAAAACAATTCGTTAACACAGTATTTGCAAACAACCAAAACATCGCCAAGGCGCTAAATGGTTTTGTTGACGCGCAAGCTGAGTACACAAAGAAGGCAGCTAAGGCCGGTTCCGACACAGTGGCTCAATTGACTAGCGAAGCAGTTAAAGCAGCTACAGAAGCTGGCAAATTTAACTATGTCAAGGCAGCAGAAGACTTTGCTAAGAAGTTCAGCTACACCAAGTAATACGCAAGTACTACTAATCGCAAGCCCCTTAATTGGGGCTTTTTTATGGTTGACTCGAAATGATTTTGGTTATATAATACACACATGAAACAAATTATTGCACTCTGTATCGTTCTTGCAATCACTGGCACTGCCCAAGCTAAAGGCGGTGGTGGCGGCGGTGGCCACGGAGGTGGCGGCGGACATGCTAGCTCAAGTGGGCATTCAAGCTCAGGTCACGCAGCAGCACCAGCAAAAAGTTCTGCACCGGCACCAGCAAAAAGTACTACTTCGCCAAGCAAAAGTACTACAGAAAGTCCCAGCACTGTAACCAGTCCTTCGTACTTCTATTTGCCATGGAACATTTGGCATTCCACTCCCGCTGCCGCTTGCGATAAAAACAAAGACAAAAACTGCAAATAATGGTTGTCCATTAATGATTTTGGTTGTATAATAGATACATAGCAAGCAAAAACAGGAGTTGAGATGAGCACAAACGCAACAATCGGAATTATGCACGGTGACAAATGCAAACACATTTACCTGCACAGTGACGGTTACCTGGACTACGCTGGCAAGGTGTTGCTGGCAAATTACAACAGCGCAAAGGCTCAATTCTTAGTTGCCCAAGGTAACTGCTCTATGTTGGGCAAGGACATTGGCGAGAAGATTGATTTCAGTGATCGTCTTGAGTACGACGAGCACCACGTTGCCAAGCAATGTCGTTTTTACAAGCGTGACCGAGATGAGTCCGGCATGGACTTTCAAGTTTCTTTTAGCTTGGAAGAGATGTTGGCTAATACTCAACACCAGTATACATACATCATGAAAGATGGCGTGTGGTACGTTAGCTTGGCAGGTGGTCCTTTGCAAGTGTTGGCAGACGCCATCGCAGCAGAAGTGGAATAATATGAGTCTACTGTATCTCCGTGCAAGGCCCATTGTGGCGTTTGATGCAACCAATGCAGAGCATCGACGCTATTACAGAAAATTCATTGAGACGCAATCGTGGGGCCATTGTCCAGTACGATTCATGGTAGAAAGTTTAAACACAGATTTATTGGCCCATATCAATGCTACAATGTTAGCTTGGTATATCGAGCAAGAGTTTAAAAATGACAAAGCAGCGACAACGAAAAACAAGAAACCCAGATCCAAGAGCACATCTGGTACTGTTTCATCAAGACAGTCCGTTTCGACAAAAAGTAGTCGAGTCAAAGAAGAAGTTTCAGCGTAAACCCAAACATCGTAACCAAGGAGAAAATGATGTCTAACCAAGCCGAGCGTTTTGCCAATGAGGCAGTGTTTCAACTTCAATTCAACAGCCGTGATGCTGTGCGCTATATTCAGCGCAACGCACAAGTTGATGAGAAAACAGCGCAGTCCGCGCTGAAGGCAGCAGTAACTTTCCACAAGCATTGAAACTCATTGCTTTGATCTTAGTCGCTGCATTGGCAGGCTGTGCTAGCCAGCATCGCCCTCCATATAGTGCAGTGACTAATTTTAACCCGGACTGTGCCAACAGGGATGCCAGGATCAGGATGCTGACTAAATGGAAACGTTTTCCGCTTGACCCTAACAGCACTGTTACACAGTCCGAGTATGATCAAACCATTGATGTTCAAATTGAACGCTTAAAGCACTACTGCCAATGAGACTCGTACTTGCAATCAGTTTACTTGCCCTAGCCGGATGTAGCACAACTACTACCAGCAAGATGGATGTGGTTGATTTGAATCGCTTTCAAATTGATTGCAAGTACCGAGACGAACAAATTGCATTTCTGCAAGGTCAGATTCCTACTGTGAATGACCGCTGGAGAAACGCATTAAGAATAACTAGCCCTGTGGCTACTGTTGTGTCAATGTCAGACGGCACGTACTACGAAGAACGTGCTATGTTTGATCGCAGGCAGGAACACATCGCTAAGAATTTGATCAGGACTATCCATGATTGGTGTCCTGCTCCTGTAGCCCGTCCACAAGGGTGCGTGACAGTAACTGAGCAGTTGCCTTCGGGTAATGGCCAAGGTACAAAATGCTATCGTGGAAATGACCCAAAGCCAGTTGTCAACCGTTGGGAAGCCATTGTTGACCGGTAATGGGATATGTGTTAAACTGTGTTATCGAAACTACCAAGAGGTGTGAAATGAAACGTATTTTGTCAATTGCCGCAATCGCCCTGATCATGACAGGCTGTAGCTCAACCCGTGATCCTTACGAGCGCCGTGCTGAAGAAGTACGCGAACGCCAAGAACGTGTGGTCAAGCAAACTATCAACGAAGCTCCTGAATGGATGACCAAGTTGCCTAAGAGCACTGATGCAGTGTATGCGTCGGGTACTGCAATTAGCGGCGACTTTAACATGGCCAAGGACATTGCGGAAACCAACGCATTCCGTTCAATCTGTATGGCAGCAGGTGGTACTGTGCGAAGCCAAACAAAGGTGTTCCGGGTAGACACTGAAAGCACCAGCAACGCAATCAACACCACAGCCATTAAAAGCATGTGCCCAGATGTTGATGTAACTGGTACCGAAATCCGAGAGATCAAGGTGGTAGAAAGCCAAGGACGATTCCGAGCTTATGTACTGGTTGCGCTGCCCATGGGTGAAGCCAACGTAATTGCCCGTACCAAAGAACGTGATCGTGCAGCACGTGGTGCAATGGCCCGAGCAGATCGTGAGTTCAAAGAGCTTGATGCAACAGTATCTACAGTAAAGAAAGAATAAACGCTGTAGATTACGAGCCCCTGGGCGGTAGTTAAATACCGTAACCAGGGGCTTTTCTATGGCAAGACCGAACCCGATA